AGGGGAGAGTCATGGAGGAGCAGGCAGATATTCGAACGGTAGTGCGTGAAGTCATAGAAGAGTTCTTCAAGGGCGATCACGCGGAGGAGCGCAAGCAGAGGGAGAGTTTGGAGCAGCGCGTAAATGAACTGGTGACGGAGAACCAGAAGGCGCGGGCGACGGCGGAGGAGGCGGACCGGAGCGCGGCGGTACGAGCGGAATTGCAGAAGCTTGGGGTCGCGAAACTCGATCTGGCGTACAGAGCGATTAAGGATGAGATCCACCGGAGCGAGGACGGGAAGCTGGTGGCTCAGGGTGGGGCGGAGATGCGCGACTACGTGATGCAGTTCGTGAACGAGAATCCGGAACTGCTGCCGGCACGACTGACCGGCGGCTCCGGTGCAAGCGCGGGCCAGCGCAATATGCAAAGTGAACTGCGAGTGGACTTAGACAGGATCCGGCCAGGGATGGACCCGGGGGAGTTGGAGAGAGTACGGCAAGAGATTGCGAGAGTAGCGTCGCAGACGCTGCGGGGATTGTGAGAGAGGAGAACAAATGCCAATTATTACTTCAGCAAATGTAGCGAATGCGATTGTGAAACTGGTGGCGGCGGACGCGCTGCCGGCATTGATGGGGAACCTAGTCATGGGGAACCTGGTCAATCGCGACTACGAACCGACGCTGGCGCAAGCCGGCGACACCGTGAACGTGCCAATTCCGCCAACGCTGGTGGCGAACAACATCGCCGAAGGCGGAACGGTGCAGACGCAGAATCCGAACCTCGGGAATGCGGCGATTGTTCTGAATACGCACGCAGAGGCGACGTTTCAAATTCCGGACGTCACCAAAGTGCTGGCGGTACCCGACCTATTGAAGCTGTACATGCAGCCGGCGGTGGTCGCGCTGGCGGAGCGGATCGAAAGCGATCTGCTATCGATCTATCCTCAATTCACCTCGAATACGCCGGTGGGGACGGGGGGGAGTTCGCTCACCGAGGCGACGGTGGACGCGGCTGAAACGGCGTTGTTTGCGGCGAAGGTGCCGGCGAGCGCGTCGAAGTACCTGGTGGTGGGTGCCTCCACTTACTCCGACTTGCGCCAGATTCCGCGGTTCAGCGAGTTCAACACCGCGGGCGAAGCCGGGTTGCGGGCCCTGGTGGACGGCGCTGTAGGCAAGATGAAGGACTTCTACATTTTCCGGTCACAGTTCGTGGCGATGACGGGAAGCGGTCCGGCGACAACCCACAACCTGGCATTTTCGCGTGACGCCATCGGCTTGGTGGTGCGGCGGCTGCCGCAGCCGTTGCCGGGTACGGGAGCGATCGCGGAGTATGCGGAGTTGGGAAGCTTTGGGATGCGGGTGACGATGAGCTACCAGCCGAACACGCTGGCGCAGCAGTTCACCGTGGACGTCCTGTATGGCACCGGAGTTCTACGGAGCAGCTTCGCGGTGCAAGTGAACAGTTAGGCACGCGCCAGGGGGGCGAATCCGAGGACAGCGTCAGAGTGATTCGCCCCACGTGGGGTTGCGGCGTGAAACAGGTAAGAGCGAAGGAAACTATGGCCCTGCTGACGGACGGCAATCCAAACGATACGGAAGCGCTGCGAATATATGAGACGGCAATCCTGAGCGTGGCGAATGTGGAGATGATCGATCTCGACGCGAAGCTCGGTTTGGCGACGGAAGAGATTTCCGAAGATGTGCTCGATATTTTGCTGGATCATACGCGGGCTTACGATCCGCAGTCGAGCGTTCGCCGGAGAATCGGAGTGTCGGACGTGGTGGTGACGCCGCAACTGAAGCGCTGGCAAGCCGCGCACACGCTCGAGATCGTCTATCGGGACGCATTCAATAATCAGTTAAACGACCGGTACAAACCGAAGTGGGATGAGTATCGCGCATTGTCCCGGGACGCGAGAGAACAAACGGAACGTTTTGGGATTGGGCTGGTGTTGAATCCGGTGCCGAAACCGGCCACGCCGATTTTGAGCGTGGTTCCGGGGACAACTGCGGCGACGACGTACTACGTGCAGGTCAGCTGGGTTACGGCGACCGCGCAGGAGGGGAGTCCGAGCGACGAGACGGCTTTCGAAACGGCGGCGGGAAGCCAACTGGTGACGCAAGCGGTGCAACCGCCGGCCATCGCGACGGGTTGGAACGTGTATATCGGGCTAACGGATTCGACAGTGACGCTGCAGAACAGCACGCCGATTCCGGTGGGACAGACCTTTACGCTGCCTTCGTCGGGTCTTGTGAACGGGCAGCCGCCTGGAAACGGGCAGATGCCGGACGTTTATGTGACCGGCGGGCGAATGCTGAGGCGAGGCTGAGACGATGGCGCAAACCGCGAGCATCACGGCGCAAAAGGTAATCAAGTTCTTGACGGCGACAGACACGGGACTCGGCCCGGTGGTGGCGAATCTGGCAACCAATGCAGGTGTGGACCTGGCCGCGATTCCGCCGGAGAATGTGATTCACCAGAACGTGCCCATCGCGCTGGCGGAGCGGAGCCAAGCGGTGAAATATCCAGTGGTGAACGTTTATTCGGATCGTGTCCAAAACTTGTTGATCGAAAAATTCCGCACGTTTTCCGGGAAGGTTCGAACCGTGGCGGAAGTGCGGGTGTCGCAGGACCGAATCGAGGGGCTGGAAGAACAGGTGCGGCTGTATGTGGACGCGGTGACGCAAGTTTTAGACGGAAACCGGGGAAGCTGGGGACAAGGAATGTTCTTCACCGGGGGCTACGAAGTGAAGTTCGATCCGATCCAGCACGGCGGAAGAAATTTTCTGCAATTGGCCAAGGTGATTTTCGAAGTGGACTTATCGAGCTGAAGGGCAGGGACGCATGTCATGTTACATATCGTCGAACAATAACCGATTCTACGTTGCTCTGGAGTCTACTTACGGCAACGTGCCGGCGATCACCGGCGCGAACCGGATTCCGGGAGTGAGGCTGGCCGCCACGCAAGTTTCCGAACAGACTTCGAGACGAGACAAGACGGGAAGCCGGACGTTTGTGGGATTGCCGAACCAGATCCGGAAGAAAACGAGCTATCAACTCGACACGTTCATGACGGAGTGGACGAATCGAACGGCGCCCCCGAGTCACGGGCCGCTATTCCAGGCGGCGATGGGCGGGACTCCGATACTTTTCAATGGTGGGACCGTGGCATCGACCAACGGGGGAACCGGCATCACATTCTCAGCGCCACATGGGTTGAGCCCGGGACAAGGTGTGAGTTATGGGGGCGAGATCCGGTTTGTGGCGGCGATTCAGAATGCCACGGCGGTGTTTGTGAATGCGCCATTTACCGGGGGCGTGGTGGCGGGGGCAAGCCTGGGCGCGACGATTACGTTTCCGCTGGCGAACGATCTGGCGGGGGTCAGCATTTTCGATTACTGGGATCCGAATACGGCCGTGCAGCGGATTTTGGACGGGGCCGCAGTGGAGACGATGAGAGTCAAGGTCAACGGCGATTTTCAAGAGTTTCTATTTTCGGGACCATCCAGAGATCTGCTCGACAGCGCAAGTTTCACAAGCGGGGAAGGCGGATTGACGCAATACCCGACGGAGCCATCGAGCGTGGGGTTCGATTACACGATCGTGCCGGGGCATCTGGGCCAAGTGTGGATGGGAGCGACGCCGACCGAGTTCTTCACGCTGACGGCCGCGGAATTGAGGCTCGACAACAATGTGGACCTGCGGGTGCGCGAGTTTGGCAGCGACTTCGCGCAGTGCATCGCGGCGGGACGCAGGTCGGTGCGGCTGAGCTTCAGCATTTTCGAGCAGGTGGATGCGGGGACGGCGGGGTTATACCAAGCGGCGAGGCAGAGATCGCCCATCGGCGTGATGCTGCAACTGGGCGAGCAGAACGGGCAGTTGTTCGGAGCGTACATGCCGGCGATGGTGCCGGAGGTGCCGGAGTTTGACGATCAGGAGACGCGGCTGCAATGGAAGTTTCAGAACAGCCGGGCGCAGGGGACGGTCAATGACGAGTTGTATGTCGCGTTCGGGTAAGGGCTACAAAAGCGTGGCCTGGTTTGAGGCCGAAGCCATGCCTGGCGTGCGGTATGCGGTCGCGCACATATCGTTAGGGAGGCGGATCGAGTTGGCGCGGCGCATCCGCGAGATCGGGCGGAAGCTGGAATTTCTCGAAGCGGGGAGCGACGTACGGGAAAAGCTAGAAGCCGCGGTGGTGGCAGCCGAGATCGATCGCGCGTATTTGGAATGGGGATTGAGCGGCATGGAAGGCTTGACGATCGACGGCGAGACGGCGACGCCAGGAACTCTGATCGACAAGGGCCCGATGGAACTGGCGGCGGAGATTTTGGTTCGCGTGAAAGCCGAGTGCGGTATGACGGACGACGAACGAAAAAACTGGCAGTCGCATTCCATTTTTTCAGCGGGAGCCAAGCCGGGTGGAAATGCGAGCAGTGCAGACGGCAGGGATTAGAAGCAAAGCGGCGGTGCGGATGGCTGCCCGAGGAGGGGCGCGATCCGCGAAAGCTGGTGTGGGCTCGGGGGGGAGCATCGGCAGAAGAGTGCCCGAACTCCCTGGTGACTCCGCAGAGCGTGGAATGGATCGAGAAATTTCACCTGTGGAAGATGTCCGGAGGCGGAGGGCTGATGGGGCTGGCGGCGAAAGAGGCAGACGCGTTCTTGATGTTGGAGAAAGAGTGGCGGGAGTCGGGCAATGGCGTCCAACAATCCATCCGATAGTGTGACGAGCCTTTTGCGCGCATCGAGCGGCGGGGGGCAGCTCACGAGCGTCGGCGAACAGTTGCAGGCACTGCAGGCGATCAACGAGGCGCTGATGCAGCAAAGCGCAGCGGCGGTGGCCGATGCGAGTACCGGTGGGTCGGGTACAGGCTCGACGGCGAGCTCGGTGCTGGGCACGATCGGTGGCGTGCTGGGCGGGGGACTAGGCGGTGGACTGGGCCTGAGTTCGATGATCTCAGGGCTAGCGGGCCTGTTTGGCGGAGGCGACAGCGCGAGCACGCCGGCGCTGACACCCTATATTCAGCCGTTGCCGATCCAACTGGACGCGGGTTTCAGCGACGCGAATGGAGGCTCGGCATTTGGGGTAGACACTGGGCAGGGAGGGACGCCGAGAGCGATGACAGGCGGCGGGGCTCCGGCGCAAGTCACCATTCAGGTGCAGGCGCTCGATAGTCAATCTTTCCTCGATCACAGCAACGACATTGCGATGGCGGTTCGGCAAGCGATGCTCGAGACAACGGTCCTGAACGACGTGATTCGGAGCGTGTAGCGTGGCAAACTTTCCGGCGCTCAAAACGGGGGTGGTGGCGCAGTATCCTTCGGACCGGACGCGACGGTTCTCGACGCAAGTGCTGCGATTCCTCGACGGAAGCGAGCAAAGATTCCCCGGCTATGGAGCGCCTTTGCGGAGGTGGACGATCAAGCTGGATCTGCTGGACGAAGCGGAGCTGGTGAACCTGCAACAGTTCTTCGAAGAGCAGGAGGGACGCAGCGGGGTGTTTTCTTTCACGGACCCCTGGGATGGAACGGTGTACGCGAGCTGCAGCTTCGACACTGACGAGCTGGCGCTTGAATTCAGGGACATCGCGCGGGGGAGAACCTCGGTGGCGGTGAAGGAGAACCGGACCTAGAATGCTTGTATTTCCGCAGATCGTGACGGGCGGCTCGGCGCTGTATCCTGTGACGCGGCACGCGGTTCAAAGAACGGCGGTGAACACGCTGGGCGACGGGCGGACGGATGTATTTGCCGATCCGAACGCGGCGATGGCAGCGTGGGAGCTACGCGCGATGGGGCTGACGCTGGCCGAATGGAGCGCAATCGAGGCGCTATTTCAGGCGACCTCAGGAATGTGGCAGACGTTCACTTTTCTCGATCCATCCGGAAACCTGCTGGCGCAGAGTGAGACTTTTAGCGCGACTGCGTGGACGAACGGAGCGCTGATCCAGTTGACTCCGGGCATCGCCGATCCGCTCGGGACGACGCGGGCGACACAGGTTGTCAATGCGGGGCAAACGGTGGAGTCGGTAGCCCAGACCTTGAACGTTCCTGGAAACTTTCAATACTGTCTGAGCATGTGGGCGCGGAGCGCCGGGGGATCGAGCGTGACGCTGGCCGTCGCGAATGTGACCAAAGTGGTTGCATTGGGGCCGCAGTGGCAGAGGGTGTTCGTGGCGGGAAATCCAGGCCAGCCGACGACGGCTCTGAGTTTTAGCGTGCAACTGGCGGCAGGAGCATCGGCGGACCTTTTCGGGGCGCAGGCGGAGGCGCAGTCGGAGCCCTCCGATTACAAGCAGACGGGAGTGCGAGGCGGCGTGTATTCCAAGGCGCGGTTTGCTTCGGACCAACTGACCGTAACGGCGCAGGGAACGGACGTCTACGACGCGGTGATTCGCATCGTAGACACGGAGAGCTAGACGCATGCCGACCATCGACCAATACAAAGAACAGGAAGCACCACCGACGCCGCTGTTTCTGTTCGACTGCGTGCTGAGCTCGGGCGTCACGGAGCGATGGAGCACGCACGCGGTCACCGTGGGCGGGAATGCGTATCTGGCACGCCTGCTGCAACACAATCTTTTCACGCTGCAGGCATCTTCCAACGAAGGGCTGGACGCCGCACAAAAGATCACGGTGACGCTTGCGAACGCGGATTCGCATTTCTCGCAAATCGAGCGGGAGACGGGATTCAAGGGCGCGCAAGTCAGCATCCAGTTTTTGTTTTACGATGTGGCGGCGGGTGCGGCGGCTTCCGAAGCGCGAACGATCTTTCGAGGAATCGGGAATCCGCCGGAGGAGATCACGGAAGCGGCGCTCCGGTTGACGTTCATGAACCGGCTGAACTTGCAGCGCATCATATTACCCGAAGTCCAGATCGAGCGCCGTTGTCCGTGGCTGTTCCCATCGAATGCGGCGCAGAGGCTGGAGGCGCTGACGGGAGGGAGCAAAGGAAAATACTCAGCTCTCCGCCGGTGCGGGTACTCACCGGATCAGAGCGGAGGGGTGGGCAACCTGAGCGGGTCCGCGCCCTACACCACCTGTGATTTCACCCGCGCTTCATGCACGGCGCGTGGAATGTTCGATACCGACCAGGCCAGCCATGTGACGCGCCGCTTCGGCGGCGTCGAATTCGTGCCGGCGCAGATTCAAGTCCGCAGCTTCGGCGAATCGGGAACCCATCTTTCGTCCTTGATCGACAATCAGGCGCGCTACAACGATTTTGTGCCGCTGGTCTACGGGACGGCGTGGTACAACCCGCCGATTGTGTTCGCGCGCAACGACGGCAACCTGACGCGGATGGAAGTGCTGCTGGGGATGGGCGAGATCGAGGGCGTCGTCAAGGTGGTGGTGAACGGCGTCGAGATTCCGGAAGGACAGACCGGCGCGAACATGACCGCTACGGGCTGGTTCAACGTGGTGAGTGCGGGGACGCTCACAGGGGCGTTCAATCTGGATTTCACGGATAGCGCCGGGAATCCGCTGGGCGATCCGTACGGGAGCATGGCGTTTATGAGCGTGGTGGTTCCGAACCAGCTCAGCGCGGGGCAGTCGCTGCCGAAAATAGACGTGCTGCTGACGGGGTTGAAGCTCGAACAGTTCGATGCGAACGGGGCATCGCTAGGAGAGTCGTTCACAAATAATCCGGCGTGGGTTCTGTTGGACGTGCTGCGGCGAAGCGGATGGCTGACGACGGAGATCGATTTACCGAGCTTCGCGGCGGCGGCGGCGTATTGCGGCGAGCTGATCCAGACCACGGATCTGTACGGAAATGCGACTTCGATTCCGCGATTCCAATGCAACCTGGTGTTGCAGAACCGGCGCAGCGCGGCCGAGGCCGTGAAAGGGATCCGAAACGGATCTTCGCTGATGCTGACCTACGGCAACGGGGGGTTGCTGAGGTTGCGGGTGGAGAACACGCTGGGGCTACAACAAGTCACGCAACCGGATGGAAGCAACAGCACGGCTACGCTGGACGGCGGCTGGCCGGCGTATGAGTTCAGCGACAGCTCAGCGGCGTTTTCGGGGATTCTGCGCAAGGCGAACGGCGATCCGAGCATCCGGTTGTGGGCGCGCAGCGGCGCGGACACGGCCAATCGCTTGACAGTCGAATTTCAGGATGAGTTTAACGAGTATCAGCAAGACAGCCTGGCGCTGGTGGATATGGATGATTCGCTGCTGACGTCGCGAGAAGTGACAGCGGCGTTTTCGGCGCTGGGCCTGCCGAATTTCGACCAGGCAACACGAATGCTGGAGTTGCAGCTCAGTAAGTCTCTTAGCGGATATACTCTGGTGGAATTCGAGACGACGGTGCGCGGGGTGGGACTGGCTCCGGGCGACTTGATCACCGTCACATATCTAAAGGAAGGACTCACGAGGCAACCGCTCCGGGTTGTGAATCTTGCGCCCGGAAAAAACTATCAGACGGTACTGGTGACGGCGCAATGGCACGACGATGCATGGTATACAACCGGAGGCGCCAACACGCTGGGCGTGCGACGGCCGGAGGGTGCGGAGATCGGTCTGCCGCGTCCGCTGGTGGGCAGTGTCATCGACGCGAACGGCATCGAGCAGTTCGGAATCACGGAGACAACGATTGAGAGCGCAGACGGCAGCTTCGGAGTAGATTTAACCGTTTCGTTCATGCCGCCAGCGATTCCAACGGCGACCAGCGCCGCGATACCGCTGCTGAGTCTTAGTCCGCAAATTGCGCCAACCGGAGGGACGCTCACCGGGGGCGGAATTCTGTATTACGCCATTACGGCACTAGATGGAAGCGGGACAGAGAGCGGACTGTCGTTCATCGTGCAGGCCAAAATTCCAAGCGGGACGAATACGAACGAGGTGACACTGACGGGGCTGAGCTTTTCACCGGGCACGGCGGCGTTTCAAGTGTATCGCGGCTTGAATCCAAGTCAACTGTTAAGGATTGCGTCGAATGTGGCCGCGGCCAGCACTTACACGGACGCGGGCGCGACGCCGCAGTTGGTGGGTCCGCCGGACGGCAACTACGACCACGCCAATTTCTACTGGAGATGGGAACTGCAACCGGAAGTGGCGGCGGGAATCGAGTCGGCGACGACGATCGGCAACAGCACGCTGGGTATGCTGCCTGACGATTTTAAGGGTGCGACCGTGCGGATCACGCGAGGCACGGGGGCGCTGCAGGAGCGCGCGGTGGCCGGGAACAACGGGACGACTCTTACAGTGACGCCTGCCTGGACTGTGACGCCGGATAACACGAGCTACTTCGTGGTAGCGGATTCGACCTGGAACTTTGGCGCGATCGGGACCGTGAGTCCAGTGCATGTTCAGGTTCCCAACCGGAGCGGGGAGACGGTCGAGATTTCGGGCCGCTCAGCCAACGTGCAGGACCAGGAGAGTCTGTACGAATTGAATCCGTTGACAAGTTGGCAGATCGGCGGCGCCGGATCGGGTGGGACCGACAGCGATGTGCCACCGCTGCCGGTGTTCGGATTGAATCCGGGCGGGCAGGGCACCATCGAATTGCTGGGGATTGCGTTTGCGACGCTCACGAACACGCACACCATTTCAGCGGGGACGCTGGCGCTATTCTACTGGGACGAACTCGGCAGCCCTTCCAGCGTCACACTGGGCAGCGCCATCAGCCCGACGGATACGGCGCTGACACTGACGGTGGCGAGTCCGGGGCAACTGGGCGCCTTGGTGCAGATCGAGAGCGAAGTAATGACAGTCATTGGCGTGCAGAACAGCGGATTGAATCTCACCGTCGCGCGCGCGTCGCACGGCAGCGCGGCAGCGGCGCACACGGCCGGGACTCTGGTCTACACTTTGCAGCGGGCGATCACGATTGTGCCGTTCGTCAAAGGATTCTTCGGGAGTCCCGCCAGCGGCAGCTACGTTCATTCGATGTTTTTGCCGGACGTGAGGATTGCGGCGGCGGAGTTTTACGCGACCAATGCGGTCGGCAACAGCCCGGTGAATGGCATGGCCTTCGGAGCGACGGTTGATCAAGGCTTGCGAACGCTTTCCGGAGGCCAGATTTCGATTCAGGTGGACGGCTACCTGGCGATCGAGACAGACGCGGCGCCACCCTTCGTGGTCGAGGACAGCCACGCGCCTCGAGACATTTTCGCGATCGTGCGGGAGGCTCCCAGCGGCGGTGCGATCCAGTTGCAATTGAGGCAGAACAGCACGATTTACTGCGCTCTGACGATCGCGGACGGGCAGACGATGTCGAACGTGATCGACGGATTCGGAATGCCGCCGCTGGCGGCGAGCGCGCAGATCAGCCTGGACGTGCTTGCGGTCCCTGGCGCGGCAAACACGTTGCCGGGTCGCGATCTGACGGTCACGATCCGGTTGTAAGACGAATATGGCGGAGACCATCGAGAAACTGCAGCCAGACCGGGACCTGCAGTGCTTCTTCTTCCAACCTTCCGCAGTAGCGGCATTGAGCAGTGTCACCCCGAACGGTTTAACGGTGTCGGGAACGTGGCGGCAGCAGTTCGATTGGGCGGTGATCGAATGGAACCGCGACAACGTGTACGAGCATCCAGCCTTTCGAACCCTGCCCGATGGGGATCTGAGCGGGCTGACGCTGACCTACGATGAGATCCGCACCAACTGCATTCCTTTGGATTCGGAGTTGTTCGCAACCGTCGATTGGCCGAGCCTGCGTGTGTGGGCCACGCCAGAGGGCGGCAGCGAGACGATCTACTATGTGCCGTTGACGACTCATGCAGCCGCGATTGCAGGAAGTTATCAGTGCGCCTACGCGGACTTCACGCTGTCGGGAAGTGCCGGCGGCGGAGACTACGTGGGATTGGCGTTTCTCTTCGAGCACTATACCTATCAGCTTTTAGGAACGGACACGCTTCAAAGCGCGGTGCAGGCGCTGACCGACAGCGTGAATGCATTTTCGACGCTGCTCAAGGCGACGGCGACCGGCGCGACCATACGCCTGTATTACACGGGTGGAGCGAGCATCGCCGGCAGCACGGCGGGCGCGAACGGGAACCGGTTCGGGGTGTACTCGTATTCGACGGGGGCGGAAACGTGGGACGCCCCGGCCAAGACGTTTGCGAACGGCACGTCGCCGACTCAGTGGCGAGTGACGCTCGATTTTAGTTCGCTGCAGGGAACGATCACGCCCGATTTATCGGGCACGCTCTCCACGGTGCCCACGAATCGGGTGCGCAAGATGCGGTGGACATACGCAGCGGACCTGCAAGCGGGCTTTTTCGCGCGGAGCGAGTTTCAAGTTGTCGTATCGAACTGGACCGTGACCGGAACGGATCGCGGGTATTCAGTGGCAGGACCGGGGAGCCGGCGCGTGGAAGACCACGAGGCGGCGGTGGTGTATCGCGGGCAGTGGACGGAATCGCGCGGAAACTATTCGGGTGGATCGATTCATTCGACCTCGACGCCGGGAGACTTGTTGAGTTGCACATATAGCGCGGTGCAGGTGCATACGTTGTATCTGGGATTGAGATACACAGCCAACGGGGCGACGATTGCGATCACGGTGGATGGCCAAGGCGCCGGCTCAGTCAATTTGCTGATGGCAGGCGAGGACGTGCTGTTCCGATATCCGGTGGGGCAGTATGGCGCGGGCACTCACACGGTCACAGTGACGCACGCCGGGGCCACCGGGACCGCCTTCTATTTCGATTTTCTGGAGTTAGTCTCGCCGACAATAGACCTCCCGGTGTTCGCAGACGAAGCGCAAATGACGCTTGCGACCGACTGGGACACGCTGCATTCAAGCTCCATCGCGCCAGAAAGGACGGCGTGGTTCCTTCAGTCGCTGGGTTTCAAGGGGCGAGCGAACCATTACGTTGGTGCGCTGTGGTTCTATGATCTGGTTCGCACCGGGCATCAGTATGCCTCGGGCACGGTGACATTCAGCGGCGCTCCGCAACCCAACGCCTTCGTCACGGTAACGCTGGGGCGGACCGGACAGCCGCCGTCGACTAATACCGTGTTGCAGAAGCTGATTCACGTGGGCGATACGGCGCAGACCATCGCAACCTCATTCGCCCAAGAATTGAACCGCGGATACACCGGCGTGTGGGCAAGCGCGGCGGGAAATGTGGTGACGATTTACTCGCGCTCGATGGGACTGGATGGAAACAACAACACGTTGGATGCATCGACGACCAGTGCCGGCTTCACGGCGACGGCCTCGGGGGCCGCATTCACCGGCGGTGTGGACGGCCGGTGGTGTACGGATCTGACAGCCACGCCTCGTCTGAATCGAGCGGCGCGGGATTGGACGGCAAGCTATTTTGCGGCCCTGCACGGCTACGGGATCGATGCGGCGGGGGCTTTCAGCATGGAATTACAACATGGCGACCCTTCAGCCGCGGTCGGGATCGCGCAGGTGG